GCAAGAGGTGCGCCTGGAGCAGTTCCTAGTAGTCCTAGTCCTGCAGGTATTGACACTCAACTTGCTAAAGTTGGAGACACAATTGCATCTACAGCAGTAAATGCAGTTAATTATTCAAAATCAATGTTTAAAGATACTTCTGGCAAAGATCAAATGATGACCGAAACTTCTGCGCCAGACTTAGGTATAGGTGGTTCATTAATTTCAATGTTGGACAATGATTCTACAGGACTATTCAAAAAACTCGATGAGATGACTGGTGGTAAATTAGGTATTGCATCAGGAGAACTACAAGGAGCATTGAGAACTAGATTTTTGGATGAGACTCCTATGGTTGTGGATAATTCAAAAAATTCAGCATCAACAAATTCACTTGGTTCCAATGAAGCAACTCCATCCATTTATGATGAGGTTCTTCTAAGCAAACTTACAATAGCATAATAAATGGCACCAACAAATAATCTCAATCAAGTTTTAGCAACAGTATCTAAAGACTTTGCTTCACTAAAGGTAAGCATATCCAAACTTTTGCAAACCAAAAAAATAGAAGGACGTAATCAATATTTTGAAAAGAATAGAGAAAGACGAACTGCTTATGGTTTAAAATATGAGAGGGCAACTTTAGATAAAAGAGCATCACTAAAAGATTCTCTTTCCGATCAAGCAAAAACAATAAAATCTTCCATGTCAACATTTGGTGGACTATTTGGCAATCTTTTACTGATTATGGGAGTTGCAGGAATTGGAAAGATGCTACTCTCAAGTGAGACTGGTAAATATTTTTCCAAATTTTTAAAATCAATTTTTGAATCCGTTGTCGATATTATAAAGAAAACTGGTAGTTTGTTGTTGGAAATTTTTCAAGATTTAGAAGTAAAACAATCTCTGTTAAAAACCTTTAAAGCAATATTCAAATTTATAGGTCAATTTTTTGTAACCAGTATTGGCGTGGCAGCCAGTCTCCTAAAAGATAGTGAAGTGTTGCAATCTTTAGGTAAAATTGTTATGGGTATTTTTAGTGCAATAGCAGAAGTATTAAAAGCATCCTACGAAATTTTAGTAGAAATAGCATCAACAAATATAGAGACAATTAAAACTGCCATTGTTGAATTGTTTACTAAGATAGTGGATGTGATAGTTCCATTGCTAGGAATAATGGCAACTGTTTTATCCAAAGATGGAATTTTTGTCACGAAAATTGTAGAAATTGCGAGTGGTGTTCTTAGTCTTGTTTTGGCAGCATTAAATCAAGAATATACAAATCCAACAACAGGTGAAAAAGTAAACATTTGGGGTGAAGTTGCAATAATGTTGGGAAAAGGATTTTTATTAGCGGCAGCATTTATAGCACTAAAAGCAAAACTTCTGATGTGGGCGTTTCAAATAAATGCATCAAAAGCACTGGCTGGTTCTTCTAATTGTGACTGCGGTTCTGTCACACCAGATGGAGACAAACCTGATAAGAAACCTGACAAGTCTGATAAGAAACCTGATAATAACAAAACTAATCCGAGAGGAACTTCAACTGGACCAGGCAATAAAGCATCAGAGAGATTATCGAAGTTTAAAGAAGTTCCTAAAGCAACTAGAATGGAACGGTTTAAATATGTTGTTGAGAAACATTGGAAAAAACTTCTAGATTTGGGAACAAAACTTAGGTATGGTTCAAAAGCAGTTGATGTAATAGTATCTTTTGTCACTAGAAAATTTACGCAGTTTAGCGGTTTGAGAGCAACTATTTTTATCAGTCAACTACTTGGTTCCATAGTTGCAGCAGGTGTTCCTACTGGTATTGGAAATGTTATTGGTTGGGTATCACTTGGTTTAAATTTATGGTTTTTTGGCGAACTCACTTTAGATATAATTGATTATCTTGGCGAAAATAGTGATGATATAATCAAAGAAATTGAAGAAGAAGAAAAAAGCAGCAAACAAGTAAAAATTCAGAGTGTTGAAGAAATTCAATATGATGCGACTGGTGCAGCAATAGGTGCAGTACCTATGGCATCTACATCACCAACTCCCGCAACACAAACCGCAGCAGCAGTACCTGCCGCAACACCATCACAAGGACCACAAGCGGCACCAATTTCAACACCAGCGCCACCACCTCAAGCAAAATCTCCAAACTTGCTTTCTGGCGAATCAATTAGAGATGTTATTGGACAGAGTGAAGGTGGACAATCTGGTTACAACGCAACGTATGGTTATGGTTATGGAAAACAAGATCCTTTGATTGAAAAAATGTTCGGTGTTGGTAAAAAATTGACTGATCTAACAATTGATGAAGTTTTGATGTATACTAAAGCCCGTGGTGGAAACAAAGGTGCTGTAGGTAAATATCAATTTATACCAACTACACTGAAGGAATTGGTGTCAAAAGCATCTGGATATGCCATTCATTTTCAAACAAAATTTACTCCACAAGTTCAAGATACTCTATATGGAATTTTTTCTCAAAGCAATGTGAAAGTTTTAAAAGCAAATGGGATACCAATAACTCCAGAAAATATACATTTAGCACATGCTGTTGGTCCTCAAGGCGCAGTTACACTTATTAAACATTCAGATCAAAATGCAAACATACAAGATGTTTTAGGTTTTAAAAAAGAAGCAAGAGAAACAAATCCTCATCTAAATGTTCCTATCTTCAAATACAGAGAAACTTTAGCAGCAAAGTATGGTGGTGGTGTTGGTGTTTCGCAACTTGCTAATCTCAAAGCAGACCAAGCATTCCCATTAAATTCAGCAATTGGTAAACTTCCAGCAGAAACCGAAGAACAAAAGAAAAGTTTGACCGATATTATGTTTGATGATTTGAATGCTCAACTAGCAGCATTAGATAAAATGACTGGAGGCAAACTTGGTTTATCTTCGGGTGAAATGCAGGCCAATCTGAGAGAGTTGGAAGATAAGATGAGATCACAACCTTCTTTATTTGATTTTTCAACAACCGTAGTTATGAATACTACCAAAAAAGAAGTGAGTAAAGGCACAACAAGTTTAAAAGATACAAATGAAAATATTTTAAGTGCCATAATGAATAGGCACTATGCATAAAAAAATGCCACCCGAAGGTGGCATTCGCAGAGTTTAATCTTCTGCTAGAGACCTAAAGTAATCTAGTTCTTCATCATTCTCATTCAAACTAGGTGCTGATTTTGCTGTATTCAAAATCGTATCTTCCGCTTTAGTCTTTACTGGCGCAACACCATCAAGACCTAAAACTTTATCCAACTTTGCTTTCAGTGTATCGTAAGACTTGAATTGTTTAGGTTCAAGAAACTCTTTGAGTGAGTATTCTTTTTTCCAAATTGCTTCAAGTGCAGCATCATCACCGTCAACTGGAGTGATAGAATCAAACTCTGATTTGTCATAGTTACGATAACCTTCAACTTGACGAATCTTGATTTTGAAGTTAGCACCTTCCCAGAAGTCGAAAGGATTCAACGGCGTCTCATCAGCAAATTCTGGATTCATTGCTTCTGAGATTTTATCGAAGATTTTCTTACCGAACTTATACAGTTTGATTTGACCTTCATTCTCTGGATTTTTTGGGTCAGAGACTACTAGAATGTTTGAGATATACGTCAAACGGCGTTTTTGTTTACGTGCGATTTCTTTATTTGCTTCAATGCCTGAGTTCCACAGAATAGAGTTGTATTCTGATACTGGATCTTTTTGATTGAGAGTAGTCAAAGAGTTTTCGATATACCAACCACCTGGACCTTGAAAGCCATGATTGAATACACGAACCCATGGAAGGGCATCGTCACCATCTGCTGCTGGTGCTGGCAGAAAACGAATGATTGCCATACCGTTACCTGCTTTGTCTACTTCGGGTTGCCAGAAACGGGTGTCATCTTTTGAACCTGCTTCTGCGTTTGATGAAGGAACTTCCATTGCTTTTTTAAGCGAATCGAAGGTGTTACGGTTGCGTTTGAGTGCTGAAAAGTCAGACATATATTACCTCGTATAGTTAGTTGTTTATCGTATGTGCATCTTGTTCACATGATTCATTATATACTTTTATATATGTAACGTCAAGAAACAGTTGCATTGTTTTCCGAATTTTCATGTAGTTGCTTCTTCAGGATAAGTTTATACTTTGTCGGATCAAATGGTATAAACGGTGTGTACTTCTTTATCTTCAAACTTACCGATGGATAGTGAATCGTATCATTAATCTTCTTGTCCCACATTGGCAAGAAATTCAGTATGGAGTTTAGAATACATACAGTCTCAATCGATACTTCACCATACAACAACTTAGATAGCAATAATGGATATGGACTTTCATCCCGCATCATTAATGAGTCATTTGGGTTTTCCTGATTCATTAATGGTGCAATCTCATTTGTGAACGTATATGATAACGATTGAATCACTTTCTGCCTTGCACGATAATGAACATCACAATCATCTGTTAGTAAATGTCCAATCCATACATCAGAACTATGCACAAGATTAGCAACAAGAAAATCTCTAGCCTGTTCATCATTGGTAAATCTCCGACTCAGTTTGTAATAAAACCATTTATCTTTCTTGTTCTCAAATGCATCTATACTTGTCCTCGATTTACCACCATACTTAAAGTAGTCATACGATTCTTGTGTGAAATGCAGTTTGAGAGAAGAGTATAAACAGAACGCTTCATATCCAGTCATATAGGTAATCGATTACTTTTAGTTTTCAACATATTCAATCTTTCGGCCTGTTCATGTATTTTAGACTTCAGGTTTGGAGTGATAAGTGTTGCTGCTACTTCCATTTCCAAACCTGTGCCTTTACAATGTTCAACAATCGCCTCAAGATAAGTGTAATCTGTTTTTGCAACTAGAGCCTCAATCTCCAGTGCAAACTTCATCATCTCATCTTTTGTCGGCATTATTTGAAATCAATCTTTGCACCACCAAGAGTACCTGGCATAGGTGTTTTCCAAAGATCAATTTGTTCTTGTGTCAAAGGTGCCATTGTTGGTGCATTGCCTAAATCCATCCATTCAGAATAAGATTGAGAAGATAATGCGGATATGTCAGTCACTTTCAAACCAGGAAAGTCAGCAGTAGTCAAACGAGGTAATGGTGCTGAAGTCAAACCACCAAACGGCCATCCATTGTTAGGCAAATGATCCATCGAGAACTTATCTGCCGCTTGTGCTTGTGTCATCGCAGCGGTTGCTTCATAATCTTCATGCGTCCATGCAAACACTGTTGGTTCATCATCATCTTCGTCCGATTCATCATACGGATATATTTCACCAATTTCATTCTCAACTTCATGACCAGATGCAATCAAAAAGTTTTTGAACTCACTAAAAATAACATCTAAATCATAATCGGGTTCAGCACGAAATGATACACTTATATGCTTACCTTCATTGTCACTAAAACTAAAATTATACTGACCTTGCTCATCATCTTGGTATCGGCCTAATTTACTCATAATATATCTCCTAAAAATTAAAATTTATTTACGACCGCTTGCTGCGGCATGTGCTATACAAATAGTATCATAATCATGGGCATACGAACATCGTACGGTCAGTGGATCAATACCTTTAGCAATTGCATTTTCAATGTTTGCTGACATAAGTTTACGATCATTCATTGCATAAAATCCTACGGCAGCAACAATTGAGAGTAGAACTATTGCAATTGCCACTACAATTAAATCATTCGACCTCTTTTGTTTCACTTCTTCCATAATCAACTTCTCCTTTTTGCTCGATAAAATCATATGTTTCTCTTAACCCTGTTGTAAAAAATGTGTCTGCCAATGTAGGCAGTTCTTTTCATATTATTCCAAGTAGGTTTCACATAGTCTGCATGAAAAAATAATGCACCTTTCGTTGGGTCATCAAACTCATTCGTATACAGATAAAATTGTAATGCTAAGTCAGTAATATCATTATACAACGGATTGTTACTTATTGTCAAGAGTTTTTTACGTGCCGTTGCTTCACAATACCATGAGAACTGGCATACTTTACCCATTTTTTGTTTTACCACTCCACAATAACTTGTTGGGTAATTACCATTCATCATTCTGTTATGTGTGACAAATGCCACACCGATTTTGCCTTCTTTAGGTTCATGACCTGCTTCAAAATACATGTTCTGTGCAAGACACTCAACTTCTTTTCTGGCTTCTTTTGTTAGGTCTTGCAGTTCAACATTCATTCTAGTGGGCACAACAATCTGCGCCATTGATTGACTAAAGAATAAAATTAAACTGGCGAATGTAGCACATAGTGCTAGTGTTAGGTAACGCATTGTTTCTCCTTGTTAGTTAGAGAGGTGCCGAAGCACCTCTGGTCCCAATCAGGTAGACGGTTTTGCTTTAGGTTTATCTACTGAAATGTTTGAAACGAATCCATTCAAGGCTTGCGCCTTTGCAATGATTTCTGCTTCTGCGGGGTAGGGTGGGAACGATGGATGGTCTGGAATCTGACCGCCGTTTAGTTTAGCGGTTTCGACTTTAACAGTCCAATCTGTGCTTACTTGTTGACACTTTCCGTGATAGTCTTCGGAAAGCATTTCTCTTGCCATTTTTAATAGTTCAAGGCGAATCTCGAACGGTGTCAAGTTACTCATAGTTACTCCTGTGTGTGATATACTGACGGATTGTGTGTGTTGTGCCAGTATCTTTATTTAGTTAATTTAATCCCAGAGGCCTTGGTAATACTTACCAAATAAGCGGAATCCATTCTCCATTCGTTGACATTCTTCCCAAGTTGCTGACCAATCGGTATCTTTTACTTTCATCTCAAATGCAAATATCATTTCATCCATTATCCATTCCCATCGGGCATGAATATCACTTATACCCTCATTTATTTTATGCTCATTATAAAAATCAAAAGTATGTTGAGCATCCCAATCTTCGGTAGTTGTGCCACGGAGATGTTCTGGTACATCTTCCATATCTGTGAATGGTGAACCGTGTTTTGTTTCCTTCAACTGTTTCAACATTGGTAGAATGATATCTGCTAATGTGTTATCCATTGACCATGTATCATACCGATCAATCTTCACATAACTGATTCGTGGATGCACAAAGTCAAGAAAATCGTGCCATGCTACGCAGATCGGATTTAAACGATTAGACCATTTCTCAATGATTGGTTCATCATAATCAATCTCACGCCAAAAGAAAATCTTCTCCAATATAGTATAAGGAGAAATCCAATGATTACGATAGTTCGATTTATAGATTTTCATAATGTATAGTGTTAGGTGGGAGTGATTGGTTAATAAGGACACTCCCGAAACCCCAAGTGAGTTACGCCGCTAGGCGATCTTCACCATAGTAACTATCGTTTGCGGATAATTTATTTTGCTTGATTAACGGTCATCGCCTACCGTGTTGCCTTCTCTACTATCTCACGCTGTCGAAACCAATTCATCCCCATCAGAAGCACACTACCACACGTTGTATATTACTAAAGGTAGCGATCCTTTAGTAGTGTAGCGGGTAACTCCATAATGTGCTTCTGGTGGAGATGGGGGTATCGAAACCCCGTCCAACATGCCTTCGCTTTGAAGGGATTACAACAATTCTACCTTATGTAATTGCCAGTGACAACCACATAAATGAACAGACACCAACCAAATCGTAATGCTATATCAAACCAACGTTCGAAATGGTCAAGTTTAGTTTTGTACTCTTTCTTCACTTCCATTTTGTCCATTTTGTCCTCTCAGTTCATTATCAAATTGATTCTTCATTGTAGCATACCAACCCCAAGAACCAAAAAATGTTTTGCCTGGATTTGGACCTTTTTCTTTTAGGTATTCTTTGAACTTCTCATCATATTCTTTTTCAGTCATATTATCCACCAAATTTAGATGCAGTTGTAAATCTTGCCGACCCTTTGCTAGTTCTACCTTTCTTCAAAGGCTTGTCTGACTTAGGTTTCGTTTCTGTTTGATACGGTGAATCAGGTTTATTATACCTTGTCTGGCCTACTGGTTTAGTCTTATCTTTACCTACAAAACCTGTCGTATTCGTTCCATGTAGTTTAGCAGATTTTGTATCATGATGAAAGATGGAATCTTGGTTATAGTGACTTCCCAGTTCCTTAACGTGGTGCAGCAATTGTTTACCATGTTCATCGCCTGTGCCTCTAGCATGTACCATAATCGACTTCTCTTTGTCACCTTCATAATGTCCCTCTACTTCTTTGTGAGCATAACCTAGTGAAGTAAGTTTATCCTTCAATTCGTTGTGCCTTATTTTGTTCTGTTCTGGTGTTGCTTCACCCTCTGGGCGGTGTGCCGATATTACAGCATAATGGCGTCCTTCTTGTGCATGTTTGTGCAGTCTTGCCAGTGGATTACCTTCCACCATGTACTGTTTTAGTGATAACATAATACCTCCTATTTTAGGCATATTTATCAATATATTCCATTAGAGGTTTACGATAATCATGAATCTGTCGCTCAAACAATTGTGCTTCACCTTCACCAGTTGCGATCAATACTACTATATCATCAATCCACATTCCTGTCAACTCTGAAAACATCAAAGCATATGCTGTACATTGCATGAAGTAGTTCTGGATGTAACTTTCTTCTTTTTGTTTGGCAGAAGTCTTAAAGTCAATGACCGATAACTTACCATCCCACATACCAATCAAGTCCACTCGGCCAGCGATTTTTAACTGGTGTGAATATAATGCTTGCTCTTGGGAATATACGTCACCGAGTTTTTCATCGATGATTGGTTTGATCTTGAAAAACATTTCTTTCAGATCGGGCATCATCATCGCATCATCAATGAAGTTCATGGTATTATTAATATAGTCCTCACAGATTTTATGGACTTTGGTACCACGATTTGCTGCTCTGGTTGATATCTTGTTTGCTTCTTCAGCACCAATACGTTCACGCCATTCCATGATGGCCTGTTTGTTGTAGTTACCAAGAACCGTAGTGATAGACTTATACTGTTCTCCTGTGGGAGTAGTATATCGCCTACCACTGTCGGTTGTTACTGCTTTCAAGTCGAAATCAAGTTGCGGCAACTTCACATGATTAAATGTTCTCATTATGGTTTTTCTGTAATGTCCTCAAACTTCAATTTTGCTAAAATGTAATCTTTGACCAAACTTGAACGGACAATATCATCTGGAGTAAATTCGATTCTGGTAAATGCACCCATGTGGTATGCAATATCAAAGAATTTCAATAAACCTGATACATCGTTTTTCTTCTTGTTCAAATCAGTCTGTCTGTAATCACCACACCAAATAATCTTTGATTGATTACCTACCCTAGTCATTACTGTATCGATTTCTTCAAAGGTCATATTCTGCATTTCATCAACAATAATAATAGCATTATCAAATGACATACCACGGATGAATGATGTTGAAATGAATTCAATATGACCTTGTTCTTCTAATCTATCCCATGCATCTTTGCGACCAAAAAGTGTTTCGCATATTTGACGATATGGTTGCTGATAGATATCCATCTTCTCATCTATAGTTCCAGGTAGATGTCCAATCTCCCTCGATTGTACTGCGGAGCGCACGACAATAATTTTCTCAAAGGTATTACTTCTATCCAATACTTCTTCGATGGCTTTGTATAATGCTGAAAATGTTTTACCTGTTCCAGCAACACCATGTAATGCTATAAAGTAATCTCCTTGTTTATATGCTTGAAAAAATTTATTCTGGTTATCAGTTAGTGGTTGGAATGTTTTCATATCATCTAATCTTAACTTCAAACGATTAGTTGGTTTTGAAAAGTCCAACGCTTCTTCACTACTGTAAACCTGTTTTAGTGCGACTTTACGTGCCATAAATGCTCCTTATATGCAACAGCAGGTTAGCATTATATAATACTACTCAAAATTTTCCAATATGCTTATGAACTATTTGTTGTGTTTTAATTTCTTTCATAGACTTACGGCCATGTGCATTAGCAACAGCAGATGTTTTATGATTTTCTGAAACTTTAGATAGAACTTCTTTAAAACCGTCTGGTACTTTACCAGTGATTGATACACCAGAGACCGTTGATGTGGCCCCTAGCATTTGTTGAATATGTGGATTGTCTTTGAGGTATTGCTCACGTGCGGCCATGCTCATGAACTCCTCAAACTCTTCACCAGTGTTAGTATCTACAAAGTCATATGTTGGCATAATTTTATTTAGTTATATACCAATCTGGAACTTCACGATTCTTCCAGTTGGCCAAGTGTATCTTATTCTTTATATAGTAGTTGCGATAAGACGCCAACGAATCCAACTCATACCGATCTGTATGAACTTCTTTTAGAACTTTTACATCGTCAGGCATAGCAGGTGTCGGTTCAGTGAATGGTGCCTGTGGAATACCTTCAGGTACTCTAGCAAGATACATTTCTAACTTCGAACTTGCATGAACTTTACCATACCGATGTGTATATTCATCCATCAGTGCTTGAAACAAAGCAAACAACCAGTCATAGTTTTTATCTGACTGTCTTACCCATACAGCACTCGGATGGTTAATGTGAGTAGCAGAATAAAGAATGGAATCACGGTTATCGGCAAGAACATATATAACTTTCTTGCGACCAGACTGACTGACGCCAAAAGAAACAACACCGTCAATAATACGGTGAGCAGTACAAAGAAGTTGGGCATATTCAAGTATCATTTTGACCACGTGCTTATCATTGTGCATTTCGGCACACTTACGAACATCGTGGTCTAGGTAAAAAATATTCATCTTAGAAGCAGAAAAATTTGCATTGCGTATTTACGGTTTGTGGAACTTGGTGTGCTTGTTTCAATTGCACCGTTTGCATCTTTTCGATATGCTCAAATTTCAACGCAGTTTCTCGTGCTGCCATCTCACGTTCAAGTTTTTCAATCTTGTCACTTTGTGCTTTCAGTAAATCATTAGTTGAAAGCATTTGTGGATTGATACGTGCATCATTTGCCATCGGGGGGTATGTTTGACATGCGGTTAACATAGTCAACAATAATAAAGGTATAATTTTTTTCATTTCTGATCCTCATCAGGAGTAATTTTATTCATCACATAAACAAAGGCAATAAATTCAACAGCACCTCTTGCACCAATCATTGCAAGAATTGCCATGACAATCACCACCATGTAAAACTTTTGCCGTTCAGTAAACAATGCACTGTAAAAATGTGCAGAATTGATAGCATGAAGTGAACGATCTTCAAGTGCTAACCATTTTTTTGAAACCCAACTTGTAAATTTCGACATGATCACCTTAGAAAAAAATAGGGCACGTGGATGTCTCTCGACATTCATTGTTGTTTAATGATAAGCCTATTGCACCGCTGACGGCTACCACCCGTGAACTTTATTATTCGGTGACTTCGACAACCTCATCTTCAACAACAGGTGCTGTCTTTGCTTTTAAATCGCCAAGTTTTTTGATAGATGCAGCGGCAGCGGCCTTTAAACGCTTACCACCGTCAACCACCACACCATTATGAATTACCAAAGGAATAGTTTCAAAACCTTCAGCCTTCAACAGTGCTTTCATCTCATCAACATTCAACAGTTCGTAACCAATAACGGTACGACCATCTTTGTGTGAGCGAATTACAGCACCTAGATTTTTGAGTTTCCATAACTCAGTAGGAATACGATACATTGCTTTATACTGCATTGTATCTTCGATTTGCTTTTTAGTGATAACACCACCATTGGTGAGAACCATCAGCAAACGTTCTTTACGAACGGGTTTATTTGTTTTAGTACCAGACATATAGTTTACTCCATAATATAAAAGAGATTACAGTATAGCATGACATATTACCTATGTCAAGCGGATAATTACAGAACTTCATTTTTGCGACCAAAACTTGCCGGGTTCATACCTTCGGTAACGTAAGTGTAATTACCTTTGTGTAATGGTGCCGTACAAGTTGCTACATAATCCACAATCTCACGGTCGCTAGAATCGAGTTTGTGGTAATCTTTCATGATGCCAGTTTTTGTCATAGCACCCTTAACGGTGTCTGGCAAAGATTCTGCTCGAACAATGTCACGTGGCACACGGTATGTGAACACGGACTTTTTTTGAACTTTTGCTTTGGGTGACAGATACTTGCCACCAGAAGGCAACGGAATAGCATTGACAGACCGCTGAAAATCTTGCTGATCTTGCAATTGCTGTTTAGTTACTTTCTTTTTCTTAGACTTGTGGTATGTGTGTATTATCATAATATATCTAGTGTATCAAAGAATGAGCCAATTGTCAAGAGGTAATTTTTTCTTTTACTTTAGTAATATGTTTGCATTTGTTGTGGTATTTGAAACCGATGCAAGGACAAGAATAATGCTTATCTGTTAATGTTACCAAATATTCATCATTCTTTGAACCCTTGACTTTGAACTTGCGGATTGATGTTGTCGAACCTTTAAATATGTTCAAATCAACAACATTTGCAAGATTGATAACTGACACAGGAAATTCTTTATTGCCAGTTTGTAAACAGAACTCATTGGTAGATAACCAACGATAAGGATTGACCACTACGCCCTCGAACTTAGCGGCGCCAGTGTAATATTGACAATTTACGGATATTGTCGAACCGACAGATGGCAAATTTTTCATAGTAATACCATTATACGATATTACCTGTCATTTGTCAAGCGTGTTGTTTTTTTACAACATTATGTCCATTTGAGAATAACGATACCTGAACCACCTGCACCTGCTGCTGTGTGTACAGCGGTTGGCCCAGCAGCACCGCCTCCACCACCGCCACCTGTACCAACAGATCCGCTAGAAGGCGTTACAACAGAACCGCCGCCATGTCCTCCACCGCCTGCACCACCATTAGTTAAAGACCCAACAGGTCCACCTGAACCACCACCGCCACCCGCATACGTTACTGGTGTTCCAGATAATGGTGATGCTGTGCCATCGCCGCCAATACCTCCTGCTGGAGCAGCACCTGCACCACCAACTGCACCCGCACCACCACCTGCGGCTGAGTATCCTTGAGGACTTCCTGCACCCCCATTATTACCTTGTCCTGGTGTTCCCGCACCACCAGCACCAGATGTATATGCACCACCTCCACCTGAACCACCGATTCCACCAGCATTTCCAGGTGTTCCACTTCCACCACCGCCACCACCTACAGCAGTAAATGAACTGAATATTGAATTTGAACCGTTTGAACCGTTTAGGGGTGCATTTGTTCTTGCTCCACCTGAACCAACAGTAACAGTATATGCTTGACCTGGTGTTACTGGATGTCCTGCACCTGATAAATAACCACCAGCACCACCGCCACCGCCATTAAATGTGTTTACTCCTCCATCACCACCACCTCCACCACCACCAACAACAAGATAATCTACTGTAGATGATTGTGATGTAAATGTTCCTGAACCTGTGAATACTGCAAGTTTATTTTGTGTTGTTGACTTCTTAACGATAACTACACCAGACCCACCTCTACCTCCAGCAGATAATGGATTACTATAACCTCCTACTTGATTTTGTCCTGAACCTCCACCGCCAGATCCAGTGTTTATGCCGCCAGCACCACCACCCGCTACTGATGCATTAACTGCTTTTCCATCTTCACCAGCATTTAATGCACTTCCGCCACCTGTTCCAAATCCACCAGTTCCTGGCGCAGCACCACCGCCACCACCGCCGCCTATACCACCATTACCTGCAGTAAGTGCAGTCGGATTTCCATCTCGCCACATACTACCGCCGCCACCGCCTGCCCAATAATAAGGTGTTCCTGAAATTGCATTCAATACTCCTGCACCACCATTTCCTGCTCCTGCGGGAACTCCGGCACCGCCAACAGCACCAGCACCACCGCCACCTCCACAAGAACGAATATCTGCTGGACCACCTTGATATGATACACCACCATTATTACCTTGTCCTGGCGTTCCTAATCCACCAGTTGATGTACTTGCACCGCCTGCACCGCCTCCAGACCCCCCATTAAAACCGTTAGTTGGTCCAGGATATATTCCAGAACCTCCACCACCTATAGCAACTAAGGTACTGAAATAAGTATTTGAACCATTAGAACCGACTCCTTCACCATTAATTCCTGCCGTACCACCTGCACCAATAATAATAGGAATTAAAGAATTTGCACCCACTGACAAACCAGATCCAGCAAGATATCCACCTGCGCCACCACCGCCACCATGTCTACCACCACCCGCACCGCCGCCAGCAATAACAAGATAATCTACCGACTCAACGTCAGCAGGAACTAACCAACTTGCTGAATTTCCAAATGTCCATATTGAATCAGTTTGTATATAACGAAGAACGACAATACCTGAACCACCTGATGATGGTTGACGGCGATCTGCTGATAATCCACCTCCACCCGCACCACCACCAGTTCCAGATTGACCATTTTCAGAAGGAATCACTGTTGCGCCATTGCCTGGATTAATTGAAGTTCCTCTACCACCACCACCTAAACCACCAGCAGCACCAGGCAAACCACCACCATTGACTCCACCACCACCTCCAGCGTAGTAAGTCGGTGTACCTGTTATTGATGATTGTAATCCTACACCACCAGTACCGCCTGAACCTGGAGTACCATTCGTTCCTGCAGCACCTGCACCGCCACCACCTCCAGGTTCACCACTATAGTTTCCACCATTATTTCCTTGACCTGCCATTCCTAATCCTGGAGATGGTGCATCACCACCTCCTCTGCCACCGCCAGAACCTCCATTCGATTTTAAACCTATAGAACCACCTTCACCACCATATGTGACCCCACAACCACCACCCACTGAAGTGACTGTCGCAAAAATTGAATTACTTCCGTTGTTACCATCATTTGCAGGACCACCAGCGGCACCAGCACCGCCAGCACCAACTGTAATAGTATATGTTTGACCAGGCGTTACTGAATACCCTGTTCCTGATTGATATCCACCAGCACCGCCGCCACCAGATGCGTAACCGCCACCTGAACCACCGCCAGCAACGACAAGGTAATCAACTTGAGTTGTTCCAGTAGGTGATGTCCAAGATGCTGAACTAGTAAATACTTGTGCAGTTATTCTGGCAGCAACAGCACCGCCGAAGAGGCGTCTAACTAAACCATAAGATCGGATTGAACCAGCACCGAGAGAAGCAAAAATAGGCATAAGATATAGATGAAAAAGGTTGTTTCATCTATTTATGCTTACTTCTATTTTACCCTTTTAGGAGTTGATGTGTAGATTCGTTCTGTTGACTTTCGCCGAAGTCGTGAACGGATAGTTTGGTGAGTTCTTTTCGAAGATTTTCTAACTCAGTTTTGTCATTCTCGGATGCTGCCATCTTTGCTTCTAGTGTAGCAATCCGTTTTAGTAATAGGTCTTTAAACATGGTCTTTTTCCTGTCTTAAAAGTCGATACAGACTTTTATCGTGGTGCTTCTGTTTACCATTAATATAGTGTTCATTTGTTTCACGATTCTTACGAAATTTAGTTTTTTCGGGTTTCTGAAACTTCTTGCCGCCAGCCAACATATTTAGTGCTCTCCTAAAAAATTACGTCTGCAAATCCGAGTCCTACTAACTGCTCTGCTGTTAACCAAACATCGCTCGGATTCAATAGTTTGGTTCCTACCACTTGCTCAGTCAATCCACTGGTGCGTGATAACTCTGCAACCATGCGACAATTGATTCTGTCGATCTCTTCCGCATATGCTTTCATGTCATGGTACTTACCCATATACTCATGATTGAATTGGTGAATCATGATGCTGGTGTTTTTAGCAATTGCTCGTCTACCTTTTGCACCAGCAGCAAATATCATAAATGCAGAACTCATTAAGTTACCCATGCCGACAGTTGCAATAGGAATAGGAGAAGTCCTCATCACATCCATCAAAGCAAATGCGTCCGTTAGATTACCACCATCTGAATTAATATGCAGTTTCATTGGATGTTCTGGTGATGGTTTTCTAGAACCCATCAATATCCAACGAATTGCTTTCTCTATACTTTCACCATCTACATTACCAGTAAGAAAGTGATTATGGTCATCAAATGTTATTTCTTCAGTTTTTTCCATGCCAAGCATATGCTGTTCTCAATATAGATTTTAAGTCGTGTTTAGGTTTAAATTTAAGGTGTTTTTTAGCAAGGTCAATAATAGCAACAAGGCGTGGTGGATCACCCTCACGTTTCTGTCCAATATTGCCGACAATAGATATACCAAGTTCCTCAGTTGCAGTTTGAATCACTTCTAATACTGAATGTCCCTTGCCAGTTCCTAGATTGAATAGAGTTGGTTGATTTGCTCTCCGTGTCTGCATATATTCATCAGCAGCAACATGAGCATCGGCAACATCTGAAACGTGTACATAGTCTCGAATACATGTGCCATCTGGTGTTCTATAATCTGAACCATTGATAACAAAGTTATTTAGATTTTCGAACATTACTGGAATCAAATGAGTTTCTGGATTGTGTCTTTCACCCATCTCACCATCTGGATCAGCACCAGCAAGATTGAAGAACCTAAAAATAATATGGTTCATCGTTGAATTGCGAATTGCACATTCCGCAGCATACTTACTGTTTGCATACGGATTGTTTTCTGCTATATCATCTTTTTCCGAAAGATCAGTACCAGCAGACCGATATAAACCAGCAGTAGAAGAATAAACAATATTCCGAACATTATATTCTCTCATTAGTTGAAGAAGGTTTGTTGTGCCACCCACATTGACATCCCAAAACAATTCTGGATGTTCTACAGATTCACCAACTTCAATGCGACCTGCTAGATGAAATACCACATCGATGGTTTCGCTTTTAAATGGTCGTTCTAAAATTAAATCACGAATGTCGCCAAGTATTGCACGATCCCAATAAATCATGTTGCGTGGTGCTTTTATATCAAAGCAAATTGTTTTGTAACCTGCTTTCTTTAATGCTTTTGCTAAATGACTTCCAAGATAACCTGCACCACCTGTTACCAATGCTGTTCTCATGCATCTCTTTCCGAAAGAATAGGATTTTTTACTGGCCAATAGAAGTCGTGCATCGGATCATTCCACTTGATTGTGAACTGTGATTCACGGTCATAGTATTCATTTAACTTGTAACTGAATACCGCTTCATCTGACATTA